GTCCATGCCCGCGGAGCGGGGGACGTGGCGGAGGTTGTTGGCCATGGGCCAGGAGCGGGCCATGGCCTCGATGACGGAGCGCTGCTGGACGCGCTGCACGACCTCGGAGGAGTATTCCTCCGGGATCCAGGTGGTGACGTCGTTGACGGCGCCGCCGCCGATGAGGCGGATGGGGTCGCCGTTCTTGCGGTAGCCGATGATGTCGCCCGCGTCCGGCATGTAGCCGATGGGGGCGAGCCAGCCGTTCTTACGGGCCACGGTCGGTCCTCCGGTAGGGGTGTTCGATCTGGGGTGGCCCGTCCGGGTCCTGTGTGCCGCCGCTCCGTCCGGTGCGGCTGTTCAGGAGATCGACACCACGTCGGCGGGGTGTTCAGCAGGGCGGGGCCGCGGCCCCGAGTTGGGATGATTACAAACGGCGACCGGGTGTGCTCCACACTGGACTGGTGAGATCAAATCGGTCTCATGTTCGAGTTAGGAGGAGCGCGTGGCGTTCAACCTCATCCCGGCGGCCCCGCCGGTTCCCATCGACCCGGCACGGGCGGTGCAGACCTTCGGGGCCCTGTACAACGACGCCCAGGCCCTGATCCGGGGCCACTGGACGAAGACCACCGAGGATTCCCCCGACCAGGGGCAGCGTGACCTGGACACCCTCAAGACCTGGGTGTACCTCCTGGACATGACGGGCGTGGACGTCCAGCCCCTGCTCAGCGAGTGGCAGGAGCGCTGGGACGTCTACCAGCAGGACGGCGGGACCAGGGAGTTCAAGCCGATCAAGCCTGCTTGGCGGGACCTGTAGAACGAGCTCGGGCCGCCGTCAATCGTGGTGACGGCGGCCCGGTCTGGTCGTAACGGTACGTCAGCCCTTGCCGAGCAGCAGCGCCGCCTGCCGCTCCGACACGGTCGGCTCCTTTTTCGGCAGCGCGGGCTTGTTTGCCCCGTCCGCGCCCCGCGCCGGGCGCTTGACCTCGGGCTTCCGCTCCGGCTCCGGCTGCGTGTCGGCGAACAGCTCCGGCCACTCCTCCCGCAGGCCCGTCACCTGCGAGTCGAGACCGGTCACCTCGCCGTCGGCGTCGATCTCGATCTCGTCCATGTCCAGCAGCTTCAGCGCGCCCTTCACCCGGGACGGCTTCACCCCGGCCTCCAGCAGGGCGGCCCGCGCACTGATGGGCTTGTACTTCGCGTCGGCGGCCTTCTGCGCGGCCTCAGCCGCTTCACGGCGGGCGGTCTCGTCCGCCGTCTCGTTGGCCCGCCTCAGCTCGTCCAGCTCGCGTCGCAGGTCGCGGAGCGCCTTCTTCGCGGTGTCCCGGTCAGCGATGACCTTGCGGAGTTCGGCGCGGGAGACGGGCTTCTCGTCGGCGGGCTTCTCCTGCTTGCCCTTGTCCTCGGCCGTCTCGTCGGCGTCCGCCGAGTCGTCGGTCTCCTGCTCGGCGGTCTCGTCCTCCGCCTGCTCCTCCACCGGGGCGTCGTCGCCCTCGCCGGACCCGCCGAGGACCGGCCACACCACCTTGCCGGAGGGCAGCACGCCGACGGCGCGCAACCCGGTGAAGGGGTGAACCGGCAGCTCGGCCGGGGTGTCGTTCGTCATGTCGTCCATCCGAACTCTCCTTCTCATGGGCGCCGTCCAGCGCCGCTCGGTACAGCACGACCGCGGGGGAACCGGCCAGCGCGGACCGCGTCCCGCCCGTACTCCTCGACGGTCTTGGGTAGCCCTGCGCCGCGGCGGAGCAGCCGGTCAGCGGCACGCAGGCGGGCAGGCTCCGACTCCGACGGCAGGGAGAAGCCGCGGACCACGCTGCGGCGGGCCTCGCGGCGTAGGGCGTCGGCGGCGCCTTGGGCGTCACCCCACACAGCCCGCACCCGGCACCGGCAGTGAGGGTGCCGGGGCGGCCTTCCTGTGAACCCTCGCCACAGCAGCGGCTTGTCGCCGAACGTGCGGTTCTGGGGAAACCGCTCCCCCACCCTGACGATCTGCCCGGACAGGGCGGTGCAGGTGAGGCAGGCGTCCCTCTCGGCGATCCACATGACGCCGTCGGCGCCGGTCTGCCGGGCAACGGAGTCCACGCCCGTGCTCGCGGCCTGGTTCACGGCGGTCGCGGCCACGGCCGACAGCCGTGAGGCGACCCGCTCGGCCGTCTCTCGGGCCGCCTGCTGGTTGGGGGCGGAGCGGACAGCCGCGGCGCCTTGGTCGAGCACCGCGCGGATCTCCTGGGCGGCGCGGGTCTCCAGGACCGTCGCCTGCGGCATCCGCGGTGGGACGTGGCGTTGGGCCCGGCGGGCGCCCCGCGGTCTCCTACGGGCCGCCGAGCGCGAGCGGGGTCCACGACCACGAGGACGGGCCAGTCGCGCCCCACGAACCGCGAGAGCCGCGCCCAGCCGCACAGCACGACGGACCGCGGCCCGCACCACGGACGTCACCGCGTCCCGCAACGCCATGAGCGCCGCGGCGGTGATGCCCGCAGCGATGGCCGCCTCCACCAGGTGCCGGACGGTGCGGCTGGCCTGCTCCTCCAACGCGACGAGGGCCTGCTCCTCAGGAGGGGGCGGCGGCTGCTCGGGTGGGGTGGGGGTGGTCACAGGTCACCGGCCGGCATCGCGTCAGGGAGCGGCGCGAGGCCGAGCTGCGGTTCGGGTGCCTCGTCGAACCCGCCGCCCTCCCCGTTCGGCTGGTCCTCCGTGTACCCCCACGCCGTCACCTGGGCGTCCGTGTAGCCCGCCTCAAGCAAGGTTTGCCTGACGGGAACGCCGGCGTCTTGCTTCGCTTGCACGGCCTGCCAGTATTCGAGGTCCCCGGTGGTCTGGGCGGGCGCCCACTGGATGGTGACCTTGGCCTTGATGCCGAGGATCCGCAGGGCGAACTCGCAGGCGTCCTTCCACGTAGCACCGAGGCCCCTATGAAATCCGCCGATCTTCTTCACCAGCGGTGCATCGTCCGCGCGGATCGACTCGCCTGAGGGGACGTCGCCGGACGGGTCGAACCACCGCATGGGCGTGGTCGTGGTGGCGGCCATGAACCGCATGAACGCCGACTCCGGCTTGAGGAACGCGTCCACGTCAGCCGGGGCGAACTGGCCGACCGTCTTGTAGTTCCGCAGGATCCACATCGATCCGGGGGCGGCGACCATCTGAGACGGGCGGTCCTCGGGATCCGACTCGGTGTCATCGCCCCAGTCCAGGTCGTCATCCTCCGACGCGCCGGGATCCAGCAGGCCGTACCGCTGAGGGAACGCCGCGAAGTCCGAGGCGGCCATCTGGTTCGTGATGAGCTTCGTCAGCGCGTCCTGCGGCCCGTAAGCGTTCTTGTGGACCGGCCGGCCATAGGGGCGGCGGGTCCGGAAGTGGAAGAACGGAACCTCGCCGTACGGGTTGTCGATGTGCCCGTGCTCGTCGGTGTGCTCATCCACGTACGGCTCGAAGTCGCCGGCCGTCAGGGCGTCGTCGCTTTTCTTCGCGGCGTCTTGCGTTGTGACCCACTTCTCCAGGTGATCCGCGTAGTACAGGTTCACCCGTGTGCGCTTGGACTCGTCGGCACCCTCGCACCAGGCCTTGATGGCGAGGCGCTTCTTGCGGGGGTTCTCCTCGTCGTACAGCAGCCGCACAGACAGGGGGCTGTTGTAGAACATGTCGACGCCAGCCCCCTTGGCGACGGGCTCCCCGTTCTCCTCGCCCTCGTCGTCGGCATCGCTGCTGGACTCCGAGGGCCAGACAAACAGGTAGCCGTCGCCGTAGGTCAACGCGTTGTCGTGGATCTCAGGCGCTTCGATGTCGAGTTCGTTCGCCTCCCACAGCTCCTGAAGGGTCGGGGTGTGCTCCTCTGGTTGGCAGACAACGGCGGCGATCTCCAGCCGGTCGAGCACCGCGTCAACGGGGCGGGCAGCCAGGTTCACGTGGAAGTCCCGGCTGCCGCCCTTAAGCAGGCGCTGAATGTCCGAGGACGGGAACTTCTCGGGGGCGTCGCCTTCCCGGTACATCTCCGCCTGGTCATACGCCGGGCGAGCGTTGCGGAGCTCGGCGTACGCGGGGATCAGGTCCTCTATCACGCGGCACCCTTCACGTAGCTGGTGGTTGTAGCCCCGGCGCGGACCTTCGGCCGGTCGAGGAAGAAGCGGACGGCAGCTCCCACCGCGTCCACCAAGTCGTCGTTGAGCACGTCGGGGAACGCGCACATCTGCTCTTCCACCTCGGGGAGCTTCGTCGCGTGGAGGACTCGCCCGCGCTGGTAGTGGTTCAGCAACCAGGTAGCCCGCACCTTCTTGGGTGCGGACTCGGTGTGCACCAGCAGGCGGACAGGCAGGTCATGCAGGACCGCCCGCCAGGTCTCGCCGCCCTGGTTGACCTCGATCCGCACCGCCCCGACCTCCGGATGAGCCGCGAGGATCTCCAGCACCTTCGTGCGGAGCTTCTCCGGCGACATCCGGAACGCCCTCGCGTAGCGGACCGCGCACCGCGGCAGGCGTCCATCACGGCCTGGCTCGTGCGCCACGACGGCCAACGCGTGGAAGTCCGAGGTCCGCTTGTCCGTCACCGCGGGGTCGATCTGCAGCAGGACCTTCGTCGCCTGCACGTCCCCGTAGACGAAGTCCTCCGGCGTCCAGTAGTCGCCGTCCTCGTTGACCGGCATGTTCTTGAACGACTTCGCGAACGCTCTGGTGTGCGCGATGGACTCCAGGTGTTCGGTGCTCCACCGGCCCGGCCACAGCGAGCGGCGTGTCCCGTCCGGCTGGTCGACCAGCGGCGGGAAGTACGTGACCTGGATCTTCTGCTCGGTGATCCACGGGGCGGGCGGGCCCGGCTCGGTGACCGCCTTGACGCACTGATGCAGGATCCCGTTCGGCAGGTTCACCGTCCCGATCAACCGCAGGTGCGCGCGGTCATTCATCGGCATGATCCCGTCGAGGACCGTGATGAGGCGCTTCTTCGCCTGATAGGCGGAGTAGCCCGCGCCTTCCTCGCCTTCGATGTCGTCGAGCAGCAGCATGTCGGGGCGGCGGTTCTCAGGGTCGACCAGGCCAAGGACCTCGGTATCGATGCCTCTCGCGGCGAAGCTGAAGCCCGACTTGGTGTGGAGCATCGACTGCGAATCCGCGACAGGTGTGCCGTTCATCTTCCTCGCCGGCGTGGCAAGTTCGGGGTAGTCCGCGCGCAGGAGCTTGTTCGTCTGCAGCTCGCGGCGCAGGCCGGCCAGGTGGTCCTGGGCCTGGGTGGCGGAGCTGGAGAACGCTGCGACGAAGCGGATCCACCCGTGCGCGGCAGCCCACAAGGGGATCGCGAGGAACAGGGTGGTGCTCTTCCCGGACCCGCGGGG